CGAAACCTTTTATTTTCTTTCGTTGCTCCATAATGCGCTTTACTTGTTCTGGATTCAATCCTTGCAGTCTTTCATCTGGAGTCTTGGTTAGTTTTGGTTTACGCCTATCACCAGGGCGCAGTGGTTTTTTTGTGCTAAAAGCGTTTTGATTTTTTTTAGGTGTTGGCATTTGTTTTTCCTATCCGTAAGTTTCTTGCCACTGGTCTGCATAGGCTTCGTCCAGATTGACTGTGTATCGGTTATGTCTATTACCTCTTGTTGCCCAACGGTTCTGTGCAAACTGGACAACCCTGCTACCCGACTGGATTAACTCCCTTGCTCGGATAACAGCGAACCAGAGTGCCATGACACAGTCGGTCTTGCCTTTGGTCTCAGGCTTCCAGGTCAGCAATTGCTGAACCAAAGCCTTGATACCCTCAGAGCCATCCGTAGATGGCAACTCAATAAGGTTATTCTTTTGGAACTTGCCTTCACGCTCAGTGCCAAACAGCGTTGACATGCTGGCCACACCAAAGGATGTGTCCCACTTGTTCTTGCCCGTGAAATGTGCTTCTAGTCTTACGCCATAAACAGATAACCATTGACGCAGGTCATCATCTAGGGAGTAAGCCTTCTGGTGTGCGTTGATTTCAACGCGAAACTCCTGTGGCCTATACTTCAGAACCAACTCTTCTATCTGCTGGCGAATCTTCTGCGGGGTTGGTTCTGCCATATTGACGCAGTCCAGAACATAAATCCTGCCGTCAGAGCGGTTGTAGGTGACAACCACCCACGCTGCGTTGCCCGCCATAGCGGGGTCAAAGCCAATAATCGTGTAGCCATCTACCTGAGCGGGATGACCCATAGCGCCAGACTTTAGAGGCCCCCGTCTCCTAGCCCCGTTAGTACTTCCTTGTACCAAGACCGGCGGGAAGATGGAGTCTTCTTGGACGTCCTCTTGTTGGTAGACCAGCGCCCATGTGCTGGGGGTAACTTCTCCCCTGCGTTTGGCGATTGTCGGGCCGTCCCATTTAGGGTAGAGCCCCTGCTCGTCAGGTACGTCAGAGTCGCCATCCCATGGAGTATCCGATTTAGGCCATAGGGTGACCCAGTCTTGGGGCTTCTCTGCGTACTTAAGTACCGCAGGCATCCCCATATAAGTAAAAGGGCTCCGCCCATTAGACCAATGTTTCGGGTCTCGGAGTTCTTTATAAAAGTCATTCGGCGCAATTCGTGTTCCTACTATTAGCAATTTACCATTTTTACCCAAACGGGTGATTACTTCTTTTTGTAACCAATCAATCTGTTTTTCCCATTCGTGGGCATTTGCCGTAGTAATGCAGTCGTCCAGAATAATCAGGTCGGCGCGTGCGCCGTAAATCTGTCCACCCATACCAAGTGCCTGGATGGTGGGGTCTTTCTCCGATGAATTACGCGCATCGCCCCCGAGATAGACCGTGTCAACACGCCAAGTGTCTGCGTCCTGCTTCCAACCACCCTCTGGCCCGAATGCTGTCTGTAGTTTTAACCACCGAGGATGTGAGAGGCGCTGCTTGATTGCGTACACGAACTCCCGTGCTTTGACTAAGGTCTTGGAAACAATAATGATTCGGACGTTAGGGTCAAGGGCAATGCGGTAAGTTGCGTAATTCACCGTCACCACCGTGCTCTTAGCGTGCTCAGGTGGGACGTTTATCAGGAGCCGGTGTCTTTCGCCGGGCTCGTAGATAATAGCATCAGGGAGCCAACTGGGCTCCCTGCCCTCAATCAAGTCAATCCAGTCCTGATGATGAGGGAAAACTGTTTGGTCTAAAAATATCTTACTAAAGTCGGCAAATGGAATTGTCGCTTTATCTACACCAAGGGCTTCAAGGCTAGAGGTCTTGGCATACTCTTTAGCCTCTGCTAAATCTGAAGCAAACTTCTTGTCCCGAAGGCACCAGATACGGACTGTGTCTGGTTTCTTCCCCAGAGCCACCATGGCTTGGTGGGGGCTTGAGCCCCCTCTGACCATCTCTAGCATCTTTGCCTTTGCCTCGGCTGATGCCTTTCTCTGGTTGTTATTATCCCCGGCTTGAAAAGTCATATGTCCCGTTCAGTAGGCATAGTTATCCTATGCTTGTTACAGTTTGTAACTGTATCTGTAACTGGTTACTGAGCAGGGCTAATAAAAAGCCCTGCGAAGTAACTATTTAAAAAACAGTTCCTATATAGTATTAATCCGTTCAAACAGTCAAAACGAACGTTTTGTTACCAGATTGTTATAAACTATTTTTACTACCCGCCTAAATGGCGGGTTCTGTTTTAAGACTGGGGGCGTACTGGGCTACTGCTGTACCAGAAAATTTTAACTGGAGATACAAGATACAATCCAGCGCTGATTAACAACCCTGGGGTCAGACAGTAATACAGGCCAAAGACTGTTACAGACTACGACCACAGTACTGTTACAGGGAAAGCCTGACAGAAGCCTGTCCAGACTAAGCAGGGGAATCCAGTTCTCTACCAATAAAACTGTAATTGTATGGGCCACTTAAAAACTGTCTTGCTATCCAAACCGCCCAGTTTCAGATAACTTCCTCAATCTAATGATACTGGTTAAACCATCAATACTTGCTAGTTATCAATCCACTAACAGTAACTAAAAGGCCGGGGCTGTAACCCTCACGGGCAACGCCTCTCTAGTATCTCGCCCGTGCCTCAAAATGCGGGTCACCCCACGCAACCACTGGCTCTGCCCATCTGACCGTTCAGCCAACGAAATGTAACCGACTTGTTTCGGAGAACGGAATTGGGCTGGACTGTGCCATCTCGTATCTGTAGCAGATGAGACACCCATCAGCCTATTCCTAACCGTTCAAGCAGTTCTAAGGTCGCTGGCCAGTTAACTGCTGATGGGCTCCATTCTGTTCAAGATTTCCTAATCTGTAACAGGTTCCATCAGCCGGAACTGGGAAGGCTCCAGACTGGCACAGGGCGACACCCGTAAAGCCAGCAAAGGCAAAGAAAAAGCGCTGGCTTGACGGGGCCCGTCGCGCTCTGTGCGTCCCTGGGCCATCCCAGTGTCCTGCTGGGAACCTCTAACAGATTGGAAATCTAATGAACAGAAATGAAACCCTATCAGCAGTAGAACTGTCCATCAACCTAAAAACTGCTAAGAACGGTAACGAATACGCTTCCGGGGCCATCATCTTTACAGATTCGGATGGCAAGTTCCAAGCCTCAATTCCGTATATCTCCTTCAACGAAGTCGGAACACTTCGTACGCTGAAGGCTCAGATGGAGAGCCAAGAGGTCGCGGGAGGCGACCTCGCTTTTGATGGCACGGAGCAAGATACAAGAGAGCGTAAGCCCGTGAAACAGCCCCGTCCAGTAGTTACAGTAAGTGGCTGGCTAACAAGCAAGTCTAAAGATGGTTTCAAGCCAGTCTCATTCGTGATTGAGAAAGTTCATATCTAAAACTAAGGCTGGTTTGCGTATAGCAAGCCAGCCTTTTTTATGCCCATACAAAGTAGAAAGGTTAAAGATGGTTAAAGAATCAGTAGTAATAACAGGTATAGATATGAATGCATGTGTCACATCTATTCAAGTAACAAGTTCAGGAAACTACGAGTCCGGTGCGCCGTCACCTGGTGAACGGCTTGCACCTCAAGAAAGGAATGAAATGATTGAAGATAGAGAAGTACTTGCTCTTTTTAAAAGACTGTCGCGCTACTTTTCAGAAGAAGAACTGAATACAGAAGAAGGCAAAAAGACAATGGCAGCAATGTTAGATTATCACTTAGTAAATAAAACTGAAAGGAATGAAAATGAGTAAAGAGTTCTTCATACCAGATGGGTTCAATGTATTCACTGAACCCTGCAAAAATCACAGCACTTATGAAGAGATGATGAAGTGCGGAGAATGTATTGATAGTGCATTGAGGCTAAGCCAAAAAGCATATGAGTCAGCAACTGCAGACCTACGCAAATCAGAAGGTGTTGAGCGACCCTACGAATCAGAAGACTCAAGACCTGGAGTTCAAGGATACAACATTGCTGATGGCCTGAATGAAGCCATAATGATGGGGCTATCCTCATCATGGGTGAAGGAAGAGGAAGACTCTATCTATTCACACAATTTCAGAAACACATTAAAGCACTGCACAGTCTGTAATATCTGGACACCAAGACCCAATGGTGAATGCACAGAGTGTGCCGCAAGTACTAAAGTTCCAAGTCGTCCATCTCAATTAGAGTTCAAAACCCTTACCTATCTTGAAGAACTATGCCAAGTAATGTGGGCATAAAGCACATCGGCTACCCGCTCCCGAGTGAGCGGGTTCGCCTGAATCCAAACAATACAAATGAAAGGAATACAATCATGTCAGTTACAAACTTCATTGAAGTAGAAGGAACTGTAAAGAATATCAAACCCTTTACAGGCTCCCGTGGTACGCTAGTTACAGGCTGGTTTACCCAACGCATTACAGACCCAGTAGAAATGACAGTACTAAATGTTGGTATTGTTGCTAAGAAACCACAAATCGCAGACGAGTTAGCAAAACTCGGAGAAGGTATCCACAGTATTACAATTGTTGGAAGACTTCTTACAAATGTTATCAAGAAAGATAACAAAGAGCCTGAGTATCGTACCCAAATTGAGGTAGATGAGTTCTCAGTTTCAGAGTAACAAACCAATGGGAGGTAAGGTTCAAAGCCTTGCCTCCCATTTCTAATGCTAATAAAGTATAAATTACAGATTGTTACGAGTCAGTCAGAAAGGAACCACAGTTATGTCACATACTGAACTAGTCTTTACCAAACCCTGCATTCACTGCGGTGAGACAGGCACAATCGCAGTTAGGTTTGACCAGTTACTCAAGTATGCAGAAGGTGCGCTAATTCAAGACGCATTTCCTGATATGCCAGTACCACAGCGTGAACAGATTATTAGTGGTACTCACCCAGAATGCTGGGAGAAAATGTTTCCCCGCCCTACACCAGAAGAGTCAGCAGAAGACAGTTACTTTGAAGAACTATGGGCAGAAAGCCAGCGCTTTGAAGCACGCTGGAATAACGAGAACTTTATCTAAGGAGAACAATATGAATTTCAAAATAACAAATGACCCATTGCAAGATGTTATTGATGCACAGTTTGAGTTCTTTAACTCAGATGTAATGAAAAAAGAAGGCCGTGATTTATACCAGGCTGCCCAGACTGGAGATAAGAAACAGTTTCTTTCAGCCCTTGTTGAGTTCTATACTAGTGCCGCAGCCTTCTCAGTATCAGCAGCAATAAGTAGACTTATGACACCAGAACAACAAGAACAAATTGACTTTGAAGTCAGCCGCCGCAAAACAGAAATGGTTGATGAGACCATTGCTAAAATTTTCAAGGAATCATAATGATGGGTTACAAGTATGCAGACATACAAGAGTTTGGTACTGCAATCAATTGGGCTTTGCATTACATACCTGAAAGTAATGTTGAAGCCAAGAAAGGTATGTTAGAAATCTGGAATTTCTTTGAAGGTTTATTAGGGGAAGGGTATATAGATGAACCAGCCAATACGAATTGACCAGCAAGACAGCGCCGAAAATCTTTGGCGCCAGACTATTGCCAACCAGGTTGCCCATAAATACTATGGACAACTAGACCCATACCTATTAGAAAACATATGCAAGTTCATACTGAACGGAGACCCTAATGGTTAGATTGTCAGCCGAACTCACTACACTAATTGTAATCACCGGAGTACTAGGAATCTGCTGGACATTTCTAAGGAGAATCAGATGAGTGAATCACTGCAAGAAAAGTTAGACCAAGCAGCCAAAGAACTAGAGATAGTTCTTGCTGAACTGCTACAAAAAATAGAAAGAGGTGAAGATATCTAATGGCTAGCGATTTAGGTGACTTGATTATTATTACAAAACAATTAAATGATGTTGCCCAAAAACTAACTGAACTTCTTAATAAACGATTAGATGAAGTGAAAGGATAGTAAATTGGAAACCCTTGATTCATATACTAAAAAGCAACATGAACTAAAACTCCGTAATAATATTGCACAAGATATACAATACAAATTTCTTCCTTTATGTGATTGCAATGAGCATGACCCGACAGGTTCAGCATCACTCATAAAGAAAATCATAGGAGTTATTCAAGATGGTATCTAAATGGATTAAGTACTGGTACATATGTACTGGATGTGATTCATCAATAGAAGTAGTAAGCAAATACAAACCACACGAATCTCCAGGTTGTATATGTGGAAGCGGCAACAGCGAGATAATCCTATGCCAAGGAGCACCAGTTGAAAACTAAAACTAAAGCCATAGTCAGTACAGTGCTAGCCTTCTTTAGTAATATTCTTTACACACCATCAGAGGCATACGCAGTTGCAGTAGCAACGCGTATGACTAGCAAAGAACCTATTGCTGCTAAGCCAATTGTTTGGACTAAGAAGTTCAGCAAGTCATATGCCAGGGCTATTATGTCATGGCACTACCCAGAATGGAACAAGACAGAGTTCTATGCACTATCTAAATTGTGGGGTAAAGAATCTGCATGGAATCCAAAGGCTAAGAACCCACATAGTTCAGCATTTGGTATACCACAGTTACTCAAACTAGACCCATCAACGCCAGCCCCGCTACAG